ATCTACAAACTTCCCCGAAAATATTTTGAGAGATTCTCTGTTGTGGTTGGGGACGAAGCTCACCAGTTTAAATCAAAGTCACTTATATCTATAATGACTAAACTTGATAATGCTAAGTATCGTTACGGATTTACAGGAACTCTTGACGGAACACAAACACATAAATGGGTATTAGAAGGTTTATTTGGCCCTTCTTATAAGATAATCAAGACTGATGAACTCATGAAGAAAGGTCATGTTGCTACTTTAGATATCAACGTGCTTCTATTGAAACACCCACCAAATAAGTTTGAAACATTTGAGGATGAAGTTAAATATATTATTGGTCATGATCGTAGAAATAACTTTATTAAAAATCTTGCTTTAGATTTAAAAGGTAATACACTTATATTATTTGCTAGAGTTGAAGGTCATGGATTGCCTCTATATGAATTGATAAATAAAAATAAGTCACCTAATCAAAAAGTCTTTTTTGTTCATGGTGGTGTTGATGCTCACGAAAGGGAGCAAGTCAGAGAAATTACTGAGAGGGAAGAAAATGCAATTATTATTGCGTCGTATGGGACTTTTAGTACTGGTATTAATATTAAGCGATTATATAACGTCATCTTCGCGTCGCCCTCAAAATCTAGAATACGAAATCTTCAGTCAATAGGAAGAGTTCTAAGAAAGGGTAATAAGAAGACTAGTGCAACATTATATGATATTGCTGATGATATCAGTTATAAGTCACGTAGAAACTATACACTCAATCATTTGATTGAAAGAATTAAAGTCTACAATGAAGAAAACTTTAATTATGATATAGTCAACATACCACTAAAAAATTAATGGATTTAATCTATATGGAAGAAGAATTTCACGCTATAATTAAATTGGTATCTGGAGAAGAAATTTTTTCTCTAGTGATGGTAGAGAATCCTGATGATGAAGATCCTCTATTAATATTACAAAATCCTTTAATAATGTATATGCACAATTCTGGTCGCAGTCAATACATTAAAGTAAAACCTTGGTTGGATTTAACTGAAGAAGATATCTATATGATAAGACTAAGCAAAGTTATTACAATGACTGAAAGTAAAAATTCAAAATTGATTGCTATATACGATAATTTTATTGATGAAGAAATAAAAGGTGAACCTGCAAAATATCAAGATAATGGAAAAATTAAACCAGATTCTAAAATGGGTTATATCTCAAACGTAAAAGATGCCCGAAAGAAATTAGAGTCTGACTTTAAGCTTAGACCTGATCACAAACAGAGCTAATTATTTCCCTTAAACCTCCACAAAGGTTATTGTACATACTTTTACTTACCTTGTCAAGAGCTTAACTTTGTGTTATAATATATTCATCCGCAATAAGGAGTACCAATGTAATGCCTAGAAAAAAGACGGAACATTATGTAAACAACAAAGAATTGCTAGAAGCAATGATTGTTTATAGAGGAAAGGTTGCAATAGCAAAAGAAAAATTTATTAAGAAATATAAGGAGGAACCTCCTAAAGGCCCATGGGAAGGTAAACCACCTATTCCAAACTATTTGGGTTCTTGTTTTTTAAAGATAGCAACACACTTGTCATATAAACCAAACTTTGTAAACTATATGTTCCGTGAGGACATGATATCTGATGGAATCGAAAATTGCGTTCAGTACATACATAACTTTGATCCTGAGAAATCCAAAAATCCTTTTGCTTACTTTACGCAGATCATTCATTATGCGTTTCTCAGAAGAATACAAAAAGAAAAGAAACAACTTGAAATTAAACAAAAGATAATTGAGAAGACTGGATTTGATGAAGTAATGGGTGTTGATGATACTGCTCTTACAGGTTCTGCTAGTGATTATAATAGTATAAAAGATAGTATTCAATACAGAAATAGATGAAGATTGCCATCATAACGGATACTCATTACGGGGCTAGAAAGGGTTCTAAGCACCTTCATGACTACTTTGAACTGTTCTATAAGAATGTCTTCTTTCCTTCCTTAGAGGAGCATAAGATAGACACTGTGGTTCATATGGGTGATATTTTCGATAGCCGTAAAGCAATTGATTTACAAAGTCTTGAGTGGGCAAAAAGAGTTGTATTTGAACCATTAAAAAAATATAATGTTTATCTTGCAATAGGTAATCATGATTGTTATTATAAAAATACTAACAATGTAAATTCTCCACAACTATTATTAAAAAGTTATCCTAACATAAAAACTTATTCTGAACCAATAGAAATTACTTTAGATAAGTTAAAGGTATTATTTTTACCTTGGATAAATTCTGAGAACTTTAATTCAGCATCAGAATTAATTAAATCAACTGAAGCAAAGATTGCTATGGGTCATCTTGAATTAAATGGATTCAGGGCTACTCGTGGTCATCTTATGGAAACTGGTATGGATATTGATGTATTCAATAAGTTTGAAAAAGTATTCTCTGGACATTTTCATACACGTTCTAATAATGGAAAAATATATTATCTTGGAAATCCTTATGAGATGTTCTGGAATGATGTAAATGATCCAAGAGGTTTTCATATATTTGATACTGAAACCCTAACACATACACCTATTAACAATCCTTACAAATTATTCTATAATATCTACTACGAAGATACTAACTATAAGTTATTTGATGCTAGAGAATATGAGGATAAGATTGTAAAAGTAATTGTTCGTCACAAATCTAGTGTAAAAGACTTTGAAAAATTTATTGATAAGTTGTACCAGGTTGGTGTTCAAGACTTAAAGATTGTTGAAAATTTTGATATTCAAGAAAATGCAGACTTTGATGTTGATGAGGATGAAAATACTCTTTCTATTTTAAGTCGCTACATTGATGAATCTGAATTTGAATATGATAAGAATATCATTAAAGATATTTTCCAGAACCTTTACAAACAAGCTTGTGAGGTAGAGTAATGTGGTTACTTAGTCTTAAAGATAAAAAAGATGAAGGTGCCTATGCTGTCCAAGACGAGTATGGTGATAAAGTACTGTTTTTGTTTGAACAAGAAGATGATGCTCAAAGATATGCTATGATGATTAACGAACAAGATGCTAAACGTCAGATGGATATTATAGAAGTTGAAGATGACCTTGCATTAAAGACCTGTAAGATGTATAATTACAAATATGCAGTGATTACACCTGATGATATTGTGATTCCACCTAATAATGATAACGTTTAAGAATTTAAAGTATCGAAATTTTTTAAGTTCTGGACAACACTGGACTGATATAAATTTCCAAGAATATAATACTAATTTGGTTATTGGAACAAATGGATCAGGAAAATCCACTATGTTGGATGCCTTGACTTTTGCTTTGTTCAATAAACCATTTCGTAAAATTAATAAATCACAACTGATTAATACTGCTAATGAAAAGGATACTCTTGTAGAAGTAGAGTTTTCTGTGAATAGTAGGGATTATTTGGTTCGTCGTGGTATCAAACCAAACATATTTGATATAGAAGTCAATGGAGAAGCACTCCATAGACAGGCTGATGATAGGAGTAATCAAAAAATACTAGAAGAGAATATACTTAAGGTAAATTATAAGTCATTTACACAAATTGTTATATTGGGAAGTAGTACATTTGTTCCCTTTATGCAGTTAACAGGTAGTAATCGTAGAGAAGTTATTGAAGATTTGCTTGATATTCGTATATTTTCTACTATGAATAATCTCATGAGAGAGAAAATGCGTGAAAAGAGGGATGGTTTAAAAACTCTTTCACTTCGTAAAGATAATATTCAAGATAAAATGGTCATGCAGAAAAACTTTATGGCTGAACTTGATGCTCAACGTAAGACGGGAATACAAGCAAGTAACGAAAAAATTAAACTCCATTCAATAGAAGTAGATACCTTATTAGAAAATAATGAAACTAAGACAGTTGGTGTATCTAAACTCATAAAAGAACAAGAAACTGTTACAGGTGCAGGTAAAAAGTTAAAGAAACTAAACACACTAAAAGGTAAATTATCTAATAGAGTAACAACTATTACAAAAGAACATAAGTTTTTCAGCGATAATACGGTATGTCCTACCTGTACTCAGGGTATCGAAGAAGACTTTAGGTTAAATAGAATTGCTGACGCTCAAACTAAGGCAAAGGAGTTGCAATCTGGTTATAAAGAACTAGAGAGTGCAATTCAAAAAGAAGAGGAAAGAGAACGTCAGTTCACCCAACTATCACAGGAGATTTCTAAACTCAACAATGACATTTCTCAAAACAATACTAAGATTTCTGGATTCCAACGACAGATCAGAGATCTGGAATCTGAAATTCAAACAATTACCGA